GCAACGTGCGTGCCGGCTTTGAAGATCTGCAGGGTGGCGGCGGGCTGGTTCATGACGCCAGTTTTCCCGCACCGCTGTCTCATGTATTGGGACCGCGGTCCGCAAGAAATGATCACTCTTGCGACATTGCAGGAAGCAGCAGTTAAGACCCCACGCACTCTTGGCCGCGAACACGCCAGAGAGGCGTGTCAGACACCAAGCAGCCCCCGATGACGTCCGAGTGTGGCGGCCCCGGCGTGGAGGCGCGCACAGCGCCTCCTACGCGATGATCACTCGAAGGCGCCGCTCACGTGATCCTGGGCGATATCCAGCAGCTCCTTCTCATCCTCGCGACTGACACCGAGCCACGGACGAGCAGCGATGGTGTTCGTGTACGAAGGCATTGTGACCGAGCGCTTGTAGCGCGCGTTCCCACGACTGGCTTTGACGAACCGGCTGCCGCCTTTACCCGTCTTCAGGTGGATGTTGGCCGGACGCGCGGCGCGTTGGATGGTGCCGCCGAATTGGTGGATGGCGCCATAGGGTGCATTGGTACCGACCAGGACGGCATCGTTCCCGTCCGTTTGCCATGAAGCCATGTCACCGAGCATGTGGAAATCGAACTTCAGAATCGGAACGCCGGGGCGCTTCTTCTGTTTCCAGCGTTTGTAGCTGGGCTCAAGCGCGCGCCATCGACGTCCAGTCGGGTCCCGCTCCTTTGCGGCCCGCTCGCGCGTGGACCTCAGCAGGTACTCGCCCCAGTCCTTCAAGATCAGTTGGCGCGCCTCGCCCTCCAGCTGCCGCAGCGCATCGGCCAGACCAGGTGTTGCCGAATCAAGGGTGACTTCAAACTGCGCCATCAGATCTCTCCCTGCAGCAGCTGCAGCGTGCCATCGGCAACGCCGCGCTGGAGTTCGGCGGGCATCAGCATCTGCAGCTGGGACTGCACCGTGCTGACGCCCGTTTCCGAGATGGCCACATCGACCACCATGAAGGCAGGACGCCCCACCGCCAGCACATAGCGCAAGCGGCCTGCGGCAGCGTCCAGCAGGATGGCCACCGCATCGAGAAGGCGGATGGGCAGCTCGGCTGCGGCGATGGCCACCGCGCCAGGTCGAGTGATGGGGAGCTGGTCGGCCAACACAGCAAAGGCCGCCGTCGCTGGGCGAACGGCGGCACGCTGCAGCTGCGAAACCAGTCCGGGCGACAGTGCTCCGGCCAGGTAGCGGGCAGCGTGGGCAGCATCGCCATCAATGCTGGTCAGCCAGCTGGCATAGCCGGCCTGCAGCGCATCCCTGGCGCGCGGCCGCGCCAAGGCCTGGGCAGCGCTGGCAGCCGCTGGCGCCGCCGGCAACCGTGCTCCCGTCTCCAGGGCGTTCTGCAGAGCGGAGGTGAGCTGCTCGGTCAACGAAGGCGGGGTGACCGGACCACCGCGGCCACTGGGCCAGTGGTCAGCCGTTGCCCCCGGCGCGTAGCCGAACCCAGGATCGACGCCTGCCGGCGTCAGCACCGTGCGGGTCCCACCGGGACTGCGCTGCCCGATGGTCACCGACTGCATCACGATCTCGGGAGCCTTATCCGGACCATTCTTGCCCAACCGGCGCAGGTCGCGCTCGTTGAGCGCATCGACATAGCACTGGCAGCCCCAGCCGTTGGCTGGATAGTGGTAGCGCCACCACGGATCGTCATGGCGTAGCAGCAGGCCATTCCACGACACGTGCAGCGGCCGGGGGTGCTCGACGGCATCGTTGTGGTTGTAGCGCCAGAACGGTCGCACCTTGATCAGCTGCTGCAGCTGGGACCAGCGACCGGCGTTGTAGCTCTGGCGCAGGTTGGTCTCGTAGATCACCCGCGAGCGCCAGTTCCGGCCGCCGTTGTAGTCCCAGCCATGCGTGGCCACGATCCGGTCGAAGTCCTCCCGGAACTGCTCCAGCGTGCGGCCTTCGGCGATGACCCAATCGATGGATTGCCGGAAGTCCGCCAGCAGCGCGTCCCGATTGGCGCCGGCCACCATGAAGCTGGTGTCGTGCTCGGATTCCCAAACGTCGAGGTAGCTCTCGGTCAGCACGTTCTTCTTGCGACGGAAGAACTCGATCTGCTCCTTGAAGGGCAATTGAGCGTAGGCAACCGCAGCCATTGATCAGTCTCCCGCGCCCTGGATGTCGGTACGGCCAGCCAGCGTCGCGGCCGTCATCGCATCGGCCATCACCGAGGCGTAGTCGTCCAGGGTCATGTTCGGGTGCAGCTCAAACAGCCGGTCGCGCAATTGCTCCAGCGAGTCGACCTCATCAACCAGCTGGCGGATCTGCTCGACCCATCCAGCACCAATGGGCGACAGCCGGCGATCGAGCTGCTGGCCCAGCTCGACAGCAGGATCGGGCGTCTTCGGGGTGCCGTCGGCAAAGGCGGCGGGATAGTGCCTGCGCAGCAAGCTGACCACCGCACCGCCGGCGTCGGCGAACTGGGCGCCATCGATCGCCGTCGGTACCGCAGGCGGATCCTGCGGCGCCTGGACAGGCTCGTAGTTGTCGCCGTAGGTTTGATCCATGTAGACCTGCTTGGGCTTGTAGCCCAGGTCAAGGATCTTCTTGTCACGGCTGGCGGTAGCGTCCAGATCCTCCGGCTCTTCCGTGACGCGATAGACCCGAGGAATGGCCGCGCCAGGGAAGTTCCATTCGGTGAGCCAGCGCGCTGGCCCCTTGTTGAAGGACTCGCACACCAGGTCGGCATCGGAGGTGATGATGTCGCGGCGCACCTCGCGCTGCAGCTGGTCGTTGCCCAACTTTCCTGGCGTACCTTGGGTACTGGCGGTCTGGCCCAGCACCACCTTCTGGATGGTGGCATCCATATAGTCCTGCAGGGCCTTGTAGTCGGCCGTGCCACTACGTCCGGCCTCCAGCAACGCCAGCTCCATTCCCTTGGGCATGATGATGCCGCTGTCGGTCTGGATCGCGCGGGTGGCCTGCAGCAGCTTGGCCTTGTCCACATCGTTTGCTTCGGCGTCGTACTTGCCCACCGCAGTGGGCATGCCGAACTTCTCAAGGAAGATCAGCCAGAACTTGAGCCCGTTGCGCTTGAACAGCACCGGCCAGTACAGCCAGTGCGCCAGGCCCAGGCCATACGGCTCATCGTCGTGATCGGCACCGGAGCAGAAGTTCCAGAAGTAAGGCGCGTGCGCAGGCACGCCCTCGGTCATCTGGGTCTGGGTGAGCAGGCGCAGGTCACCTTCCTTGCCGTAACGGAAGCGCCGACGGTTACGAACCTTGATGTCCTTCAGGCCGATGCGAGTACCGTCGACCTTGTACAGGATCTCCGCCACGCCATAGCCGTAGAACACGCCGAAGAGCATCTTGCGGGTGACGTTGTCCCAGCCGATGCCATGCAGCTGCTCCTGCAGATACTCTGCCGCCTGGCGGTCGATGCGCTTCTCGCCGCCGGGCTCCACCTGCCATTCGCAGGCCACCACCGAATCCTGGCGAGAGCCGAAGGTGGTCTTCACCTCCGGGTCGGACAGCACCTGTTCGTAGATCTGAAGGTCGTAGCCGCCGCGGTTGCGCAGGACACTGTCAAAGGGCAGCAGCAGTGGCCCGGTGTAACCACGGGTGATGTCGATGCCATCGGCAGTGGTGGCAATCTCGCGGCCGATCTCTGGGCGGGCGGTGGTCATGCATATCCTCCAAAATCATTTCCGCCGCTGACCGTGCCGAAGGCATCATCGGCCACGACGGTGGCCACGCCGTCTGCTCGGCCGTCGCCGATGTAGGCGCGCGCGCCGGCCGCCTGGAACTCGATGGGCACCGAGGTGACGTGGTTGAGTGCGGCAAACTGCATCAGCACGCCGGCGATCGCGCCGTCGCCGTGGCGCACCAGCTCCGGATCCTGCAGGTCCTTTCGCTCCAGACGCGGCACCATCGGGATGCCGTCGACGTACTCCACTGCGCGGTGGTCGTCTTCCAGGGACGCGTCCCTGGGTAGGCTGAGGAAGCCGTCTTCGAACAGCGCGATGTACTTGGGCATCCATTCGCCGTACCAGGGGCGCGACAGGGTGACCTCGTGGATTGGGCCACCGATGTAGCGGCCCGTCTCGGTATCGAGCTCAGCCCGGCCGTAGCGGTCGCCGGTGTACTCCATCAAGGTCTGGCCGGGGCCAGTGGCATCGCCGGCAAATGACCAGCGACCAGGGAATCCTTCCTTCAGCGCGTCCAGCAGCGCCCACAGGATCTGCTCCTGCTGGCGGGTGGGCGCGTTGGCCATCTCGATCAGGAACGGCACGTCGCGGCGCAGATCCTGCCCGACCTTGGCAGGCTTGATGACCGAGAAGTGACGGTGGCGCGCGAAGTCCATGCCGATTGCCCAGCGCCCGGTGAACCCGGCCACCGCAGCACGGAGCACTGGCAGCAACGTGGTAGCAATCCAGACCGAGCACCAGATCTCGCGCTCCTTCTCAGAGCGCTTGGGGAAGTCATCATCGAAGACCAGGCGCAGCACGGGCCGGACCTCGGGCATGGCCCGATCGATCCAGACCGAAGGGATGGCTGAGCCATCGCCATCGCGCGGGATGACGTCCAGCTCCTCGCGCATGGCGGCCTTGCGCGGGCCGTAGGCCGAGCGGATGGCGGTGTACCACTCCTTTTTGCCCTCGGCGGTGGCCACCTTGCCACGCATGGCGCAGACCCGCTCGTACAGGCCATTGGACACCGCATCATCGAAGCTGATGCGGATGACCCCGGCCTTCTTGCCGTAGCGACCTGCCTGGACGTCCTGTACCAGCTGATTGAACGGGTTCTTCTTGCCACGGTGGGTGGACCACACGCGGATGCGGCCACCCCAGATCAGCAGCGCGGTGGCCGACTCGAGCACCTTGGCCACGTCCTTGTGCAGCGCCGCTTCGTCCAGGTCGACCACGCCCTGCAGGCCGTGGATGTTCTCCGGGCGCGAGGACAGTGCCGTGATACGGAAGCCACTGGCGAAGCGAACTCGGAACGCCTGGATCTGCCGACTGGTGCCGTCGGGCTGCTGGTCCTGGAAGATGTGCTGCTCGATCCGCGAGGCCTGGCCTCGAGCGATGATCGGCGCGAACTTGGCCACGTAGCCAATGAACTCCAGGCCCTTTTCCTTGGTGTCGGCCATATACCACACGTTGTCGCCGCCGGCGTCCTTAGCGGAAGCCGCAGTGATGGTGTCGGCCAAGGCCTGGGCAAAGGTGATGCCGGTACGGCGCCCCTTCTCGCAGACCGCGATATCCAGCCCTTCCTGCATCCGGATCCATTCGGACTG